ATTGATGAAACTATGGTATCGCCAATCATTGAACCTGTGCTTGTAAAACTTTCTTTTAATGTGAATAAAGGTGTTTGTATATCAGCAACCATTTGTCTTAACTTTTGTTCAAATGCGCTTAACTTGTCTTTTGCTGTATCTATTGGATTTTGACCATCGCCATCGCCTAAATTCTTATTTAATAGATCTTTTAAATCTTCCAATCTTTTTTTGCTTTTAGCTATAGATTCACTTGGTACAATTTCGCCAAAAATTGCTTTTAATGATTTCCCTGTGCTTTCAGTAAGTTCATGGAATCTTTTTTTAAAGTCAGGTATTGTTCTTCCAAGAAACAAAGATAAAAAATTAAAAATATGACCTAACCCATCTAAAGAAAGACTCAGAGTATTTACAGTAGCATTCAATAATCTAAAAGTTGTTTGAAACTCCATCCTAAATTCATCTAATGCTGTCAATGAAGATATAATTCCATCAACAAGACTTATAGCAATATTTCTGCCTAACTCGACAGCATTTACTTCTGAAAGTTTAGTTTCAAGATTTTCTGCTATTTTATCCAAAGCAGGTAAAAATGTAGTTGTAATGGCATCTCTTATAACTCTAAAAGTGAAACCTATTCTTGTAAGTCTGTCATTAAATGCTTCTGTTGCAGAGATTGTTTTCCCATCTAATATTAAACCTAATTCTTTCTGTTTTTGTACATAAAGTTCAAATGCTTTGCCACCCATTAAGATAGTATTGGTAAGTTCTTGCCCTGCTCTACCAAATAATAAAGCTAAGTCTGCATTTCTTAAGAATATATCTCCACTTTGTTTCATGCCTTCCATCATTTGAAACAAAACTTCATTAAAACTTTTTTCTTCGCCTGTAGCTGTCATCAAAGACACACCATAACGATCAAAAATATCTGTGTAAGTTTTTAAACCTTTTCTGCCTTCTCCGACCATCTTGGCAAATTTTTGGATAGCTTTATTGGCAGTTTCGAGAGAAGCACCTGATTGTAAAGCAGATAATTGAAATGCTTGTATTACATCTGTAGTCGCACCTGTCCGGCTAGATATTTTTCCAATAGCATCAAGATAGTCAAAAGATTTTTTAAAAAGAATAGTTAAAGCACCTGCTGTCGCACCAATGACAGCAGTTAAAGCACCAAAAGCTTTTAATGCTTTGCCTACAGCACTTTTTAAAGCATTTAATCCTTTCTTTACTGTATTAAATACTCTTTGTGTTTTATTAACAGCAGATATGACAATATTTAATTTGCCTAAATTACCCATCTTTTTGCATCCTTTTATTCACTTCTT